TATAGATCCAGAAGGTACATCCGGATAAGTGATCGTTACTCCACAAGGTCTATCAGATGGACAATTTCTACTAGTAACAGCACCTCCTTGGAAACCAAGCGTATTACAGCAAGCTTCTCCACCACTAGACCAATATCCAGAACAGTCACTACAACTTCCAGAATCACATTCATAATATACCTCACTTGTACCACCATTACATCTTGTCGTGGAAGTGGGATGCCATGAATTAGAACAACAGCTATCGCAAGAACCACCGGAACATCCACAACTGCAAGA